GGCTCTGTAGTTTTCAATACCTCACCAACTCTGGTTACTCCTGCTCTTGGAACTCCAGCATCTGGGGTAATGGCTAATGCTACAGGTCTCCCTCTTACTACAGGTGTAACTGGAACTTTACCTGTACTGAACGGTGGTACTGGAACTACTACTTCAACAGGAACTGGGAATGTTGTACTAAGTACTTCGCCTACGTTAGTTACGCCAGCACTGGGTACGCCTTCTGCAATAAATCTCACTAATGCTACAGGTGGAACGGGTACAGGTTCAGTCGTATTTGCGACTTCACCTACCTTAGTTACTCCTACGATTGGTGCAGCTACAGCTACTTCTATCAACGGTTCTGTTGTTTCTCCAGGACACTACACCGGTGAACCTAGTACTGGTTCTGCTCTTACAGGTCAGATTGGTGAATACGTCACTGCTAATATCCCGATAGGCTCTGCAGTCACTCTCACTTCTGCTACTCCTGCTAATGTCATTTCTATCTCATTGACAGCAGGTGACTGGGATGTATCAGGAAGTGTTTGGTTTAACTCATCCGCAGGAACTAATTTCTCTTCAAGTATCTCTGCAACATCTAATACATTAGATGGTTCGTTGGATCGAGAAACTAACGCGCTGTTTGCATCTGGCTCTGCTATCAGTGGAATTCAAATTGTCCCTGTGGGCCCATCGAGATTCAGTCTATCTACAACTACTACAATTTATCTCATAGCCTTCTGCAACTTTGCTTCAGGCACTAATACCGCTTACGGCATTATCCGTGCACGTAGAATGCGTTAAGGAAAACAATGAAAACATCTCAAAACGGGCGAAAGCTCATCGAACAATACGAAGGTCTTATACTCCAAAGCTATGATGATGCCAACGACCACATCGTTTCCGCTGGATCAACGGCTCGAGGAACTCTTACTATTGGTTACGGGCATACCAGCGCTGCTGGTGCTCCTGCTGTGTACGCTGGGCAAGTAATCACTAAAGATCAAGCTGATTCAATCCTAGCGTCGGATCTCAGTAAAGTCGAAGCTAGTGTTAACTCATTGGTTAAAGTTCCGTTGACACAGAATCAATTCGATGCGTTGGTGTCATTCCAGTTCAATACTGGTGCTCTTGGTAAGTCCAGTCTTTTGACGGCATTGAACAAGAAAGACTACAAAACGGCTGCTAACAAGTTCATGCTTTATAACAACGTCAGGCAGGATGGCAAACTTGTTCCTTTGGCAGGTTTGACTAAGCGTCGTACCGCTGAAAAGAATCTCTTCCTCAAGACTGACAATGTCGGTGCTGCGGCTTCTACGACAGGTGTCGTGATTGCCGGTGGTGCCGCTGCTGTCACTGCTCCTCATCACTATATGCCTTGGATTGTCTGCTGCACGATTGCACTAGCTATTGTAACGTTTATAGGGTATACTGTGTACGAATATCACAAATCACTTGGAATCAAACAATGATCGAATACGTTACCTCATTCTACATAACCGCAGGCTTCTCTGTCTTCACATTCCTAGTTGGCTTCCTGTTAGGTAAGCAAGGCGTGTCTGGCATTGAAGCTGACTTCGCTGCAGTGAAAGCAGACGTCTCAACAATTAAAGGTCAAGTCCTTGGAACCGGAACTCCCGTCCTCGTCCCCGTTACTGGTAATACAACCACCGCCGTCGCCTAAGACAGCGTGGGAACACACCAAGTCTTGGTTCAAGTATTCAGAGACGATCTTTCTAGCTCGTGCTACGATGTTATCAGGCTTCCTGATAGCAGTAGTAGGCTCGTTAGATTGGTCTCCGTTTACCAGCTATGACTTCACTGAGTTCAAGCCTAAGCAGTTGATTGGTATAGGTACAGTTACACTAGTCAAAGGGGCTGTCGATGAAATAGCTCGGCGTAGAAATATGACCGATGCTACTGGTGGAACAGTGGTGAATTGATGCTTGGGTTCATTCCGTTAATCGGTCCTATCATCACTGGCATAACCAGCATCTTCACTGGTATTCAGAACACTAAGATCGCTCAGATACAAAGTAACACGACTACCACTGTAGCGTCTTATCAAGCATCAACTGCTATTATACAAGCAACACAGGATGATATATTGCTCCGGATTATCCGCGATGCGATATGCCTTCCTGTTGCTGTTTGGAGCATGCTGATTGGTTGGGATACAATCGTAGCTTTGAATCATCCTCAATGGATGTTTCATATCTCGGCTTATCCTGACGTAGTGTCTTACTTACCTTATGCCGTTCTTATCTTCTTGTTAGGTAATGTCGGTATCAATGCTTGGAAACAACGCTAAATGCAGATGACCCTATTAGATCTGACACAGAATGTACTCAGCAGTCTTTCTTCCGATGAGGTTAACTCAATCGGAGATACCACTGAGTCTCAGCAAGTAGCTCAGATCATAAAGAATAAATACTTCGATATAGTCAGTCGGGTAGAACTTCCAGAGCATGAACAGCTTATTCAGCTGCAGCCTAGTCTAGATACTACGGTTCCTGTTCTGATGTATGTCCCGGACGGTGTGACTGAAGTATCATGGCTGAAGTACTTCAATAGCAACATCATAGATGAAGCTACGGGAGGCGGGCATGATATCAATGTTGATATTATTCCCACTGACGGTACTGTTCAGCCACCTCCTCCGGGTTATCAGTATGTAACGATACTTCCGATACGTCAATTCATAGATATGGTTAATACGTTTAATCCTACTGAGAGTAACGTAGAAAGCTTTATCTTCAATGGCAATGTCAACGGCAAGCCGGGAACGTTCAACTTCTATTATAAGAATGATAAACAACCCCAGTATTGCACGGTTCTGAGCAACTACTACGTAATCTTTGACAGTTACGACAACACGCAAGACAGTACTCTCCAAGCCAGTAAGACAATGGGTTGGGGTAGGATAATGCCTACCTTTCTTATGGAAGACACCTTCATTCCTAACTTAGATGACGAACAGTTCGTTCTTCTTTTGAATGAAGCCAAAGCGTTGGCTTATTTTGAATTGAAACAAAGTATGCATCCTCTTGCTCAGCAAGAAGTCAAGCGTGGATGGAGTTCGGTTCAGAAGAACAAAGCAGTATCAAACAAACCTACATACTTTGATCAGTTAGCTGATTTCGGACGGAGAGGTGGTTTTGGGGGACGTATGAGTTATTTTAAATCGAGAGGGTGGGATAGTATAAATGGATAACCTTGAAAGTCGAATGCACGCTCCTGATAGAACACTAATCCTTGAAAAGATAGATCCTAATGGTAAAGCCACTGGCATGATTGATCCTGCTCTTCTTACTGGAGAAAATAAGATCATAGCTAAAATGGATCCTGAAACTACATTCTGGTATTTCACGTATGGACGTGGACAACTCCCAGAACCATTGAAACAGAAGTTTACTTCGTTTGGAGCGCTGCGTAAACACGCAGACGTGTATTTCAAAGGACGTAATCTACGTATCAAAGAAGTCAAAATACTTTAATGCCACAAACTATTAATACTACGACCGAGAACAAATTCACTAAGGGTTTGTTGACTGAATATACAGGACTTAATTTTCCTGAAGATGCAGCGACGGATACGGATAACTGTATCTACACTCTAATAGGAGATGTGACTCGGCGTGAAGGTATTAATTACGAAGATAATTTCTTACTACAGAATGGTATTCCTAGAGAAGGGTTCGCCGTCAGTACATATAAGTGGAACAACGTCGGCGGTGATGGCGAGACCCAGTTAATTGTGGCTCAAATCGGAGCTACTTTATACTTCTATTCAGTCACCGATGCTACAGTTACTACTCCTTTGTCTGCTAATAGACTAGCTAGTGTTGTCTTATTGAATCAATTTGCTGTCAATGTAGGTACATTCTCTCCTGCGTTGGAATGTACATACGCAGATGGCAATGGTTATCTCTTTGTCTACAATCCTAACTGTGATCCGTTTTATATCACGTATTCGAATGGAGTTCTGACTGGTAACGCCATTCCAATTCAGATCAGAGACTTTGTAGGTATCAATGAGAACATCCCTGCTAACTACCGTCCCGGAACGCTGACTGCAGAACATCAATACAACATAACTAACCAAGGATGGACTTCAGGAGCGGCGTGGAATTTCAGTTCCACGACTTCGCAAGAGATAGCTATAGGTCCTATGACTTTTGTAGGGCAGACAGGGCTTACCGTTACCAACGGCCAGAACATCCAGATCTCGATAGGTCAGATATTCTTTGGCGGTACACCGATCTTTCCGTCTGGTACTCTTGTTATGGCAGCTACAGTGACGAGTTATAATAGCGGTACAGGCAGTCTGGGTATTAACGTTTACGAAATACTTACCCCAGGATTTGTAGGGCAGGTGTATTCTACATGGACGATTGTTCCTACAAACACTGGTTACATAAGCACATGGCAAGCTGCAGAAGGCAACTACCCCAGCAATGCAGATGTATGGTGGTACTACAAAGACGACACCGACGTATTCAATCCTGCGACTACTGTTGGTAATGTTACACTATCATCAGGCAATGCGCCGCAAGGTCACTACATTCTGAGTGCGTTTAACCAGAACAGATCTGTAGTATCAGCTATCCCGGGATTGACTCCGATAGCTACTAACCTTAGGCCTACCAACGGTTGTTGGTTCCAAGGTCGTGTCTGGTATGCAGGAGTCAACGGTT